TAGAACTTTTGTTGATAGTGTTATTATCGTAGATGAAGCTCAAAACGTAACTCACGAACAAATGGAAATGATCGTAACCCGTTTAGGTTTAAGATCAAAAATGATTATATGTGGAGACGACCACCAAGTAGACTTAAAGCAAAAAAGAGATTCTGGTTTTAGATTCTTATATGCAGCAGCTCGCGGTATTAAAAATATGTGTGGAATCACATTAAAACAAAACCACAGAGATCCAATTGTATCAGATCTAATTGAATTATATGAAGATGCAGCTGACCGAGGCATTGTAACCGGATCATCAGGTACCTCAGGAAAATCTAGAAAATAGTAATCAGTCCATTTCTTTTTAATATTTATAACTAAAAAGCATGGCAAATATTCCTATTTATGACGGAAACCCTATTTGGGACGCAAATGCTGTCCCATTTGGTTTTTATAACTCAGATACTGATTTCCAAACAGACGCTATAAAAGTAGCCAAATTTTGTGCTATTCGTTTAGGTTATCCTATCGAAAACGTAGAATTACAATCTGGATCTTTCTTTACAGCATTTGAAGAAGCAGTTACTGTTTATGGTAATGAATTGTATGCTTTTAAAGTTAGAGATAATATGTTATCTTTAGAAGGATATGAAGATGTTTTTCAATCGAATGGTACTGGAAGCATAAATCATGCTTTACTTACCCCTACAATGGCTTCAATTGTTAGATTATCATTACAATATGGAGAAGAAGCAGGTGTTGGCGGTAATGTTGATTGGTTAAGTGGTTCAATCGAATTAGAACCAGGAATACAAGATTATGATTTAGCTGATTGGGCTGTTTCTCAAAGTATTACAGGTGGTATTGAAATTAAAGAAATTTACTATCAACCTGTACCTGCTGTAAACCAAATGTATACTCCATATAGTGGATTTGGTATGGGATTAGGTGGTGTAGCAGCAGTAGGAGCCGCTGGATTTGGAATGGGACCAGGGATGAACTTCTTGATGATGCCTATTTCATATAATCTCCAAATGATTCAAGAACTAGAAATGGCTGAACAAGTTAATTTAGCTCAATACACATTCCAATTAATCAATAATAAATTAAGAATATTCCCTGTTCCAGGATATGATGAAACAGATCCTGAAACCGGATATAGAAGTCGTTTATGGTTTAGATATATTAAACTAGAAGACAGAATAAATTCTGCTGTTGATTTATCAGCTAATGGATCTGTTACTAATGAATCTAATGTTCCTTTTAATAATCCAACATATGCTCAAATCAATTCAATTGGTAGAAGTTGGATTTTTGAATTTACTTTAGCATTAGCTAAAGAAATGTTAGGATATGTTAGAGGTAAATACTCAACTATCCCTATCCCAGGAGCTGAAGTGACTTTAAACCAATCAGATTTAATTTCAGCCGCTACATCAGAAAAAAATACTTTAGTTGAAAGATTAAGAGCTTATTTTGATGAAACTTCACGTCAAAAATTATTAGAAAGAAGACAAGCAGAATCAACAGCTCGTCAAAGTGAATTAGGACAAGTTCCAATGACAATTTTTATAGGATAATATGGCACTTTACGGAGGAGCAAGAGATATAAGTTTATTTAGACACATCAATCGTGAATTGGTGGGTAATATTATTTCTCAAGAGTGTGTATATTACAAATACAAATTAGCTGAAACTAAAGTTAATATGTATGGTGAAGCTGCTGAAGGTAGATATTTTATGGCTCCTGTTATTATAAGTTGTTTAATAGAAAGACAAGACCAAACATATCCAACTAGTGATTTAGGTGTAGATTTTGCTTGGCCTCTTACTTTTAGATTTTTAATAGATGATTTATTAAACAAATATCAAGGAGATCAATTAGACGACACAGATACTTTTAATAATTCAAACAACGTATATGGAGCTAATTTAGTTCCTGAAGTTGGAGATATTATTATGTATCAAAACAATTACTATGAGGTTGATTCTACAAATGCTAACCAATTCTTTGTAGGCAAAAACCCAGCATTTCCATTTACTGATGATCAAGGAAATAACCCACTAGAAACTGATCTACCTGAATTTGGATGGAATACTTCAGTAATTTGTCAAACTCACTATGTACCAGCGGATCGTGTAAATATCCAATTAGCAAGATTATAATGGCTGAAAGAAAACAAACCCCAAAATCACAACGCGAAATTAGTGTTGAACAACACATTCCACATTTACCGGAAGAGGGTAACCCTAATTTAGCTAATACTTCTAATAATAGAGGTACAAAACAATCTTTCAGAGAGGATAATGTAAAACCATTCTCAGTTGGTATTCAAGATATTGACGAAGCGGTTTTTTATTATTTTCAAAATGTAATTAAACCAACTGTAGTTCAAAATGGAGAACGTTTACCTGTTCCTGTAATTTATGGATCTGCTGAAAAATGGAAATCATTTCAAAAAGACGGATATTATAGAGATCAAAAAGGCAAAATGATGGCTCCGTTAATTATGATTAAACGTGATTCATTAACTAAAGATAGAAGTCTTACGAATAAGTTAGATGCTAATAATCCTAATAACTTTACAGTATCAACTAAAAAATACGATAAACGAAATGCATATGATCAATTTGCAGTATTAAATAATCGTATTCCTGAAAAACAGTTTTATGCTTCTGTTGTCCCTGATTATGTAACAATCCAATACAGTTGTGTTGTATTTACTTATTATGTAGAACAGTTAAATAAAATTGTAGAAGCAATCCAATATGCATCAGATGCTTATTGGGGTGATCCTCAACGTTATAAATTTAATACTAGAATTGATTCTTTTACTTTTCAAACAGAATTACAACAAAATGATGAACGTATAGTTCGTAGTACGTTTACACTTAAATTACACGGATATATTGTACCTGAAATTTTACAAAGAGATTTAAATGGAATTGTAAAATACACAGAAAAAGCAAAAATTATATTCCAATTAGAAACAGACATGCCAGCTGATTTTTATAATGGTGTTCAAACTGGGGATCGAGTTGTTACTCCAAATCCTCTTGATCCTAATAGAAGAGATTTAAAATAAATTTAATTAGAATAAAATATTTACATATTTATATAAGACAAATTCTATATCATGGCTAACGTTAGATTTCTTGATCAAGTCCCAGTAGTAGCATATGCAACTGATGGAGGTATTACTAAAGTACCTCGTTTTTTGTATCCTGGTGAAACATTGACTATACCAAAAAATCAACAAATGGTTGGATATGATTTTTATAATTTAGGATTAGTAATAATTGAACAAGGAGATTTAATTGATATCGACGGAACTCTATATCTAACTCATGGTCTTTTACAAATCCAAACCCAAATAACTAACGCAGGACTTATTGTAAACAATGGTGTTTTAGTAATTTCTGAAGAAAATCAATAATATTTATAACTAAAATATTAGAAAAACGTGGCTCAAATAAATCAACAACTAACTCCCTCAGGTAGCGTAGGCCTACCTGCCTCTGGTTCCGTTGCTATTTTTTCTGAAGCAGAAGATTTAGGACGTTTATACATTAAAGATTACCAAGGTAATGTATACCCTGCTGTTTCGGGATCAGGTGGTGGAGGGTCAACTTTAATTCCTATTCAAGAAAATGGTACTTCCGTAGGTAGTGCCACCACACTTAACTTCAGTGGATCTGCAGTAGATAATGTATCTATAGCAGGAGGAATAGCTACAATTGAATTATCAGGTGGTTCAGGAGGTTCAGGTACTTCAGGTATTTCAGGTACCTCAGGTATCTCCGGTACTTCAGGTACAGATGGAGCTGCAGGAGCCCCAGGTGTTGCTGGTACTTCAGGTATTAGTGGAACAAGCGGTATTACTGGTACTTCAGGTACAGACGGAGCTCCTGGTGTAGCTGGTACTTCAGGTATTTCAGGCACTTCTGGTACAGATGGAGCTGCAGGAGCCCCAGGTGTTGCTGGTACTTCAGGTATTTCAGGCACTTCTGGTACAGATGGTGCTCCTGGAGCAGCAGGTACTTCAGGTATTAGTGGAACA